AATGGAGATGGAGATGGAGATGGAGATGGAGATGGAGATGGAGATGGAGATGGTGCTGGTAGCGGCTCTGGTCTAGGCATAGGCTTACTTACTGGGCTGTTAGCAAACCAAGGAAGTGGAGTTGTACCATACACACCACAAGACTTTGAAGATTACAAGTTTAAGAAAACATATCAAGCACCTGAGTTAGTAGAAAGGTTACAGCAGAACAGAAGCTACCAACCTCCTTCAGTATTACAAGGATTGTTTAGTGGTTTTATAGAAGAATCTCAAACACCTATTAGCTATAGTTCAGAAAACAATTATGCCCAAACAGTAGCAGATCAAATACGTAACCTTAAATCATTCCAATCACTGTCTGAAGATCAAGTGCAAAATAGGCTGGGCTTGTTTGAAGACTCTTTACTTCAAGAAGCAGTTATGCAAAATTTATATGGAGCAGGCGGTAGATGAGTACCACATACTTGAACATAGTCAACGAGGTACTACGTAGGCTACGAGAGGATGAAGTAACTAGCGTAGCACAAAACACTTACAGCAAGATGGTAGGTGACTTTGTTAACGACGCAAAGCGCACTGTAGAAGACTCACATCAGTGGTCTACACTACGCACAACTATTGTAGTTCCTACTGTAGCAGATACTACAGAATATACCTTGACAAACGCTGGAGAACGTGTTAGAATATATAGTGTAATTAACGACACATCTAATTTTTTTATGCGTTATGAGTCACCTAACTGGTTTAATAACGCTTATTACATCTCTGGTGAAGTAACTGGCAGTCCTGACTCATATACATTTAGTGGTATTGACAGTAACAGTGACACTAAAGTAAAAGTTTACCCTAAGCCATCAGGTGTATTTAACATGCGCTTTGACCTGATTGCTAGGGAAGCTGAATTGTCTGGTGATACAGACACTACAGTTCTACCTAAGAACGCTATTGTACACAACGCTGTAGCTTTGTTAGCTAGAGAGCGTGGTGAAACTGGGGGTACTACAGCACAGGATTACTTCCTGATTGCAGACAGACACTTATCTGATGCTATTGCTTTAGATGCCTACAAGAATCCTGAAGAATTTATCTATACGGTACCCTAATGGCTCAACAAAGACAGAACATTTATATTGCTGCTCCGGGGTTCAAGGGACTTAACACACAAGACTCTCCTGTAACTCAAGACCCAGCCTTTGCCTCTGTAGCTGAGAATGCTGTTATTGACAAGTTTGGTCGTATTGCAGCACGTAAAGGCATAAAGAAGATTACTAGCTCTGCTACACCCCTAGGGTCTAGTAGTGGCATTGAGGCAGTGTTTGAGTTCTGTGCTAGAAACGGAACTAAAACTGTATTCTCTGCTGGTAACAACAAGATATTTACAGGGACATCTACACTGTCTGAAGTAACGCTCCCCGGTGGTTACTCTATCACAGCAAACAACTGGAAGATTGTCAGCTTTAACAATGACGTTTACTTCTTCCAGAGTGGACATGCAGCACTTATGAGCGTTGCAGGCAGCACTACTCTTACAGCAGTTGTTAACGGCGGGCACGCTGCACCAGCAGCCAATGAAGTGTTAGCTTCCTTTGGTAGACTTTGGGCAGCAGATGTAGCAAACAATTCCTACACAGTCTACTGGTCTGACTTACTGGACGGTGATGATTGGCATGGCGGCTCATCAGGCTCACTGGATATAACTACTGTATGGCCTACAGGATACGATGAGATTGTAGCTCTACAAGAGTTCAACAACTTCTTAGTTATCTTTGGTAAGCGTAGTATCCTAATATACAGTGGTGCTTCAACACCCGCTAGTATGACTCTATCAGACACTATTACTGGTATTGGCTGTATTGCTAGGGACAGCATACAAGCTATAGGTACAGACTTAATCTTCCTGTCTGACTCTGGTTTGCGTAGCTTAGGCAGAGTTATACAAGAGAAGTCTAACCCTATTGGCAATGTTTCCAAGAATGTTAGAGACACCTTGATGGCATCAGTGACTTCAGAGACAGGTATTATTAAGTCTGTCTATAGTCCTGAAGAATCTTTTTACTTACTGTTGTTACCTACGTCATCAGAAGTCTATGTGTTTGACATGAGAGGTACACTAGAGGACGGTAGCTATAGAGCCACTACATGGAAAGACGTATCTTTACTTTGTGGTACTAGAACTGCTGATGGCTTACTTTACTTGGGTAGTTCTAAAGGAATCAATCAATACGATGGATTTCTTGATGATACTGCTACATACACAATAAAGTATTTTACAAACCCTATGTCTTTTGGTGATCCTTCAAAGATTAAAATGCTAAAGGAAATATCTTTTACAGTCATAGGTGGTTCAGAGAGTCAAGTAGTTGGCAACTGGGCTTATGACTACAGAGAAGACTATAGCACACAGTCATTTACTATAGCCAAAAGTGAACAAGCTGAGTACGGTATTTCTGAATACAATGTAGCTACTTCTCAATACGGCGTAACTAATGTAATTGATATTGCTAGAGTAAAAGCTACAGGCTCAGGTAAAGTAGCTACAATAGGTATTGAAGCAACAATTGATGGAGGCTCTTTGTCAATACAAGAGTTAAACACTGAAGCACTTTTAGGTAGATTAATTTAATGAGTAACTATACAAAGACAACAAACTTTGCAACTAAGGATAGCCTGCCTTCAGGCAATGCTGCTAAGATTGTTAAAGGTACAGAGATTGACACAGAGTTCAATAACATTGCAACCGCAGTAGCAACTAAGGCAGATGCTGCTGGCGCTGCACTAACAGGCACTACTACATTTGAGACTATCTCAGATGGCACTATTTCCATTACTGCATTTGTTGATGAAGACAATATGGCATCCAACAGTGCCACGTTGTTACCTACACAGCAGTCAGTTAAAGCGTATGTTGACGCAAGTGTTTTTAGTGGCGTAGCTGACGGTTCAATTAGCACAGCTAAACTTGCTGACGATGCAGTAACGGCTGCTAAACTAGCTTCTAATGCCGTAGTGACTGCTTCTATTGTAGATGATAACGTGACTCAAGCTAAGATTGCTGATGATGCTGTAGGAGCAGATCAATTAGCAGCGAGTGCAGTAGTCACAGCTTCTATTGTTGATGATAATGTAACACAGGCTAAGATTGCAGACGATGCTGTGGGTGCTGACCAGTTAGCTGCAAGTGCAGTAGTTACAGCCTCTATTGTTGATGATGCAGTTACTAGTGCAAAAATTGCAGATGATGCTATTACAAGTGCATTGATAGCTGATGATGCAGTTGTAGCAGCCGCTATTGCAGATAATGCAGTAGACATTGCTCGCCTAAACGTCAGTGACGGAAGTTCAGGTCAAGTTTTAACAACTAACGGTTCTGGAGTGTTATCTTTTGCTACCGTTGGTGGGGCATACAATTCTTGGCTTGTCAAAACCAGCGCATATACTGCTGTGGCTGGGGATCAAATTATTGTCAATAGCTCAAGTGCAACCACAATAACGCTACCTGCCTCAGCAAGTGCTGGAAACAGTGTGACTGTTAAGGCCACAGGTGGCGGAACCGTAACCATTGGTCGTAACTCACAGAAGATAAACTCAACGGCAGCAGACGGAACTTTATCAAGCGGTAGCGGTACTCAGCTTGTATTTGTAGACGCTACAATCGGATTCTTACAGATTTAAAGGAGAACTTAGATGGCAGTTATTTTAGGTAAGCCAGCAGCACCAATACCCACAACACAGTTTGTTATTGGTCAGTCAAAGACTTTTACAGCGCCGTTAACAGGTAGGATCAAAGTCATCATTACTGGTGGTGGAGGTCAAGGTGCATTCCTTGCTAATAAAAACAGTACTATTACCTCTAATACTGGGGATGCTACAGGCGGTGGCGCGGGTGGCTACAGTGAAAAAACTTTCAATGTAACAGCAGGAGACACCTTTACTGTCACTATTGGCGCTGGTGGCGCTACAACGCTTGCAATGAATGATATTAATTCTTCAAGAGTAGGCAACAATGGAGGTAACACTACCTTTGTTACAGCTTCCGCAGCAGAGTCTGTAAACATGGCCGCTAATGGTGGCGGTGGTGGGCAGTTTAGCGCATCTACTTCTAGTGCTGTCTCTACTGCTGGAGGAGCAGGCGGTACTGCTAGTGGTGGTGACTTTAATTACACAGGTGGCACTGGAGGTACTATCTCAAGGGTGGCTGGATGTCAGTATAATGCTACAACAACAGGAGGGGGTGCTGTTGCTCTCTACGGTACAGCCTATAATGGCGGTAGCGTGACTATGACAGGCGCTGTTGGCGGTGCAGATAAAATTATTGCTACTGGCGGCGCAGGTGTTGGGGGTAACGGCGGTGATGTCCTTGGCGTTACTAGCACTGGGGACAGAACTTACCGGAGCACAGGTGGCAGCTCGTCACGAGATGGCTTTTCAGAGTATGTCGCTACCAATGTCACATCTGATACTAATGAAACTCCGGGCGGCCCAACTACCTCCCCTACAATCAGCATTATTGACGCTCAGGGCACTGGCGGGTATAGCAGATCAACGGATAACGCTAGCCCCTACTCTGGCTCTGGCGGTTATGGAGGCGGCGGCGGTAGTGCGGCAGGCAACAATAATGCTGGAAGCGCATACCTTTATTATTACTCCGGCTACGGCGGTGGCTTTGGGGGTGGAGGTTCGTTGACTTGGGTAAGCGGTGTAGACTCAACAAGCACTGGAAGAATAGGCGCGGGCGTTGGAGGAAATGGAGGTGGCGGTTCAGGTGCTTTTAGCGGCCCCTTCCATACCGCTACATCTGCCGGCAACCGCGCATGGGCAGCGGGTGGTAATGGCATGTGCATTATCATGTTTGTTTAACGGAGGCTACAATGGCTATTTATATTATTAAGAATGAAAGCAACGAAGAGATTAACCGCATTGTAGCTGACCTAGCGTTTGTTGAGGCAAACCATGCTGGTAGGTACGAAGAGGCTATTCCTGCCCAAAGTCCTGTGCCAGCAGAAGATGCTGCAAGGATGTGGCGTGATGAAGAGCTAGAGGCTACGGATTACATTGCACCTTTGACTGACCATCCGCAGCGAGCAGCATATCTGACGTACCGTCAGGCACTACGGGATTGGCCTAGCACGTCAGACTTTCCAGACACTAAACCAA